CAACATTCTTTGTTGAACATCTGGAAGATCTGGGAGATTTCTTGCATATTGAACTGCTGCAGATGTTTGACTTCCCACGACTCTTCTTCCTTGTACATTTGAACCTCCAGCTATTCTTACTGCATTACTATCTCCGACAAATTCTGCACCTTTATACTTTTCTCTAATAGCTTTTGCGCTATCCATTGTCAAGTGAAGTGGATCAGATGAATCGTAAGTTCCTCTTTCGACTTGAGCTCCACCTGTTTTTGCAGCTTCCACCGAAGCTTTATGTGCAGCAGAATACGCAGACTCATTTGGTGGGACAATAATTGGAGTATATCCCTTGCGTCTTAAGTCATTAATAATTTGCAAAGTGTCTTTTTTTACTTTTTCTGGATCGCCGGCAGTATTTGTTCCAGTAGCCACAACTGCATACTTGCCTGTTGAGGGGCCCATAACACCAGTTTGAGATTTTACTTTTGGTTTTACTGTAACTTGTCCACCAAATCTAAAATATTTGTCATCATTATTACCTTGTGAAGGATCTACTGAGCCAGATCCTCTTGGTGCATATTCATAATGCAAATGAGGGCCTGTTGAATTACCAGATCCATATGCACCAGCGGCACCACCAGTATATCCTATTAAAGTTCCTGGTTCTATTTTTTGTCCTTGAGAAACTGCAGTTTTACTTAAATGTAAATATCTTGTATGTGATCCATCAGCGTGATCAATATAAACAGATAAATTTCCTCCGCCATCCAATCCACTAAAAGCAACTGTTCCTGGTTGAATGACACTAATAGGAGTTCCTACATTTACGGGATAATCTATTCCATAATGTTTTCTTCCTCCCCGAGGACCATATGGTGAACCTCTCTTTGAACTTGGAAGACTGCCTCCCGATACTGAATAATCTCCAGTTTCTCCAGTTTGTTGATTATTATTTTGCAATTCTGGAGTATCCGGTTCCATCGGTTCTCCATCTTTCTCTTCCCCTTTAGTACCTTCATAATCTTCGGATATTGCTCCCAATAATCCACTACTAACTGCTCTTTGGAATTGCGATACAACACTATCAAATTTATCCAATACTTGTGGAAATGTAGTTTGTGAAACGGAAGCCTCAATTTTTTGTTTTTGTTCTTGTTCTTTGAGTCTTGCTTTTGTTTTTTCCTTTGCCTTTCCCTCTCCAGTTACAGATTCGTATGCTCTATCGGCTAAATATCCTCCAGCCATGCCACCCAAAGCACCAACTCCAGCACCAAGAACAAATCCAAGTCCTGGAATTGGTACTAATGCTTGCCCAATGACACCAGCTAATGCAGAACCTGCAAGGGCTCCACCGGCATAACCAGCTGCAGATCCCAATGCACCTGCACCAGCTTTACCTACAGATTCTCCACCAGCAATTCCTTGGGCAAAATCCAATCCAGCAAGAGCTGTGGATATAATTGGCAATCCCCTAACTCCAGGAAGTCTTATTTTAGTTCCTTTTGGAGTTGGTTTTCCTGCTCTTGGATTTTTTTTATTACCACCAAAAAAACTTCCAACTAAACCGGCAGCGTCTAAAGCACCACTAGCTAAACTTGATAATAAACTTCCTGCAGACCCAAATGTTGATGCAATATTAATATTTGATAATCTTTTAACTTTTCGTTCATCTGGTAATTTTATCGCTTCTAAATTCTTAACTTCTACACTCATAAATCTTAAAAATTCATTATATGAAGTTTGGGTAGACCTCATTGCAGACTTTGATCTATTAATACTTACAATATTATTGAAAGCCTCTACCAAAGGAGATTTTAATGGAGTATCTTTTTTAGGTAGTGCCATGATATTATCCGTCTATGATGTTATAAACCATTCTAGAATATAATGTAAGGAAATTATCAGTATTGGACGATGATAAGAATGGGACACTTATCCCGCCATTACTCATAACAGGAGCTGGCACCGACTTATCTCCAATTTTTGCAGATTGTGTTTGTGGACTCGCCATATTCATTGGAGCAACAGTAACTTGTGTCTGTTGTTGTGGTGGTGGTTGAGCCACTGTTTGAGCAACTTGTTGAGCGGTCTGTTGTTGACCTGCTGCAGGAGTAACTCGTGAGGGGGGCTTGCCAGCAACAGTACCTGTTGGTTGAGTTCCTAAAGTTCCAACTTTACCAGTAAAGTTATAAAACCAATTACCACCAGATCTAAATTGAATATCCGCAGCATTTTGTTGACGACCTCCATAAAAGTTCTGAGCATTTTTAACATTTTGTCGTGATGCAGCCAGATATTTTGGATCATTTAATAGTGTAGCCGCAACATTCGCAGATCCACCACCAAATATTTGTTGAAGTTTATTTAACCCATCTGGCTCTGCGGCAACTTGTTGTAAATATTGAAATTTTTCTTGAGGAGTATTTCCAGGCAGTTTTGCAGCAATAGGCCCATATTTTGCAGCTGCATTCTTATCTTTACTTTTTCCAAAAATTGCAGCAGATATTGGTGAAAATTGATCATAACGAGATAAAACATCAGATAGACCTTTACCACTCGTGGCAGATCTATTTAACATAACTTGCATTGCATCGGCAGCATTTTCTGGAGATGAGGCTTCCATAGTTGCAACAAATGCTGCAAGTTTCTCATCTCCTGGGGCAGAACTTACTGCAGGACCAGAGGGCCCTCCTGGACCAGCTGGTCCTTGTTTTTTATCTTCCGATGCAGATGGTTTAGATGTGGATTTGCCTCCACTCGTTTGTGATTTTGGTTTATTATTACTAAGTGCATTTATAGCTGCAGAAAATCTATCTAAAATACTGTTAAATCTATCCAATAAAGAAGTTGGTACTGTACCTTCTGCCATTGGAGCGGCTTGAACGCCACCTCCAACATCCAACATTCCACTTACAACTTGAGAACCAAGTCCACCAGCTAATGCAGCACCTCCTAACATCATTCCTGGTCTGCGTCTTATTAGTCTGGAGATCGCACCCATTGGGCCTTTTCTGAGACTTCCTCCAGGAATATCAATGTCTAAATTGAGGCCGCCGCCACCCGATGTTGCTGCAGGTAAGTTTGAAAGTTGTTTTACTATTTTTATAATTGTCTGACGAATTATTTTTGCAATGTTAAAAGTTTCGGTGAATACATTTTGTAAAGCTTTTAAGTTATCTCCCAGCGTCCTTACATTTTTTCTGTTACCTAAGAATTGGATATAACCAATAGCTTGTTTATATAAGTTTAAGAAATTTTGTAAGATTGAATTTGGTCTTGCAGAATCAATCTTATCTAACCTTTCTTTATAATCTTGTTCTAAACCACCAATAGTTTTATTAACTATTTGAGTAACATTTTGATTTACTGATTGTACTCGATTTTCTACATTGTTTAGAATACTTGTAGATAGTGTTTGAATGATTCCCTGTAGGTCTGGTGGTCTTGCAGCAACTGCAGCAGCACCTCTCTGGAATCCTACAATTTTATTTGCAGCAGAAGCAACAACACCTTCTCCAAGAGGAGCTCCACCAGTAATAAAATTCTGAGCAGCTTCAGATGTAGTGCCTCTTTCTCTTGCAATAGTAGCTGGATTAAGTGGAGAACTAATTGCCACGGTTTGCTGCCTGTTGTGCCTTTAGGTTTTCTTCTTCAATATGAATTCTCAATAGGGTGAGATAAATGTCTCTCTCCCAAGGCATCATGTTTTCAATCTCTGTCAAAGAGTATTTATGGAACTGCATGAGAGCGAAATTAATACGGAAATATGACTCAAGATCAATATGAGCCATAATTAGCCGAAAAAACTTGTCAGACCCTCCAGAGTTACTTCATTTTCAACTTTGGTATTTGGATTGACTACTGTAAATGTATGAGAGAGTTTAGGCATTGTCTCAAAGAACTTCTCAATCTTTTTAAATTGATCAGCGTTCATACTTTCAATAAACTCAATCAATTCTTTCTTAGTTACATCTGCAGCAGCCCAGGCTTCTTCTTCAGTAAAGATTGATTCAATACACGAAGAAATAATATCAAAAGATTTTTCAATAGTAGATACTGACTCTTGAGTAGTAAAATCAAAGTTATTTTTGATGAATTGTTCTAAAGATGGATATTTCATCTTGATCACAATTTGATCATCAACTCTAATTTCTGTACTATGATCTGAATCTTTTTTAACTTTAATTTCATCAACATAGATTTTTACAGGAACTTCAGTAGTTCCATCATCTGAACAAGTAACTACAAGATCAATAGCTTCACCAACAGATTTTCCACGAACATTGAGGAAAATGTATTCAATATCAAAAGATGGCAATTCTTCTACCTTAACTCCCTTTGTGAGAATGCAGTCTTTAAGAACAGACTTGATAGCCAAAGTGATTTGTTTTACATCTTGACTTTCTAAAGCCAAAATCAAAACCTTTTCTTCTTTAACTAGAAATGGTCTGTACTTTATAATTTTTCCTGTAGATGGCAACTCAAGTTCAAAAGTTGGAGTCGCAATTTTTGGTAATGGCATATTAATGATGTAATCAGTTAAATTTATTTAGAGGGGTTTATATAGGGGGAAGCGTCAATTGCAGAATTAACTCCAAATGGTGGTGGAGTTGCTGTTGTATATGTATTATTTCCAGTCCAAGAAACACTTGGAGTTGCAAGAGAAACTGTTTCTCCATTTTCACTTACAGGTTCATTTGCATATTGATTTTGTCCGGTTCCAAAATGATTTAATATTACATATCGATCATAATTAAAAGTCACAGTTGTTTTTGTAATTGTACTACCCTCATAAGTAACTGGTAATGCAGTTAAATTTGTTGGAAATGCATTAATAAATTTATAAGTTAACATGGAGGGTGTTCTTGTAACATCTTTAGTATTTGGATTTACGAAAATATCTCTTTCAAACTTTGTAATGGCTATGTCTCTTTTGTAAGTATCTGGATATCTAAACCTAAAAAATTGATCGTCATTTAGTTGTCCTACTCCACCTCTAGGGTTTGCTCTACTCAATCTACCCCCTTTATTATACAAAGGATTGATAAAGTTCATCCATTCTTCAAATAGACGAATAATTCCATATTCCGCGTCCACATAGAATGTCATAGTAATTTCTGGAAAATCTCTTCTAATTGGAAACCTTTCAACAATTCCTTGTCTACTTCCTGTTTCCTCTGCCATTGTTAGAGATGCACCTGGTAGAAAAGTTTCATTACACATGAACTCATAACGAAGCCCACTTAGGTAAGTAGATCCCACATCGGGCAAAAGTCCACCCAAAACTCCTGCGGTAATTAACCAAGCGTTGATATCAGAATCAGAATTTCTATCAGGATAAGTATCTCCAAGAAATAAAGTTACCTTAAATTGACTTGTAACAGATAGTTCACCAAATAAGTCTCTTACGCTAGGAAGAGCAGCCCGATTATCATTTGTATTTCTAGGCAGAGTCATCCTCGCATAAATTGGATCCACTCTGTACTGATTTGCGGGGAAGTCAGGCCTAAATGGTTCAGCCATCTATAAATATTACTTAAGGATCTATAGTATGTATATGAGTTATAAGGGAAAATACAGTCCAGAAAACCCCAGAAAATATAAAGGTGACCCCACAAATATTGTCTATCGTTCTTTGTGGGAAAGAAAATTCATGAGATATTGTGATTTAAACGAAAATGTGAACCAGTGGCAATCTGAAGAATTTTGGATTCCATATAAAAACCCTTTGGACAATAAAGTTCATAGATACTTCCCAGATTTTTTTGTTAAGTATAAAGACAAGAATGGAAATACACGAACAGTTATTATAGAAATAAAACCCAAGAAAGAAGTAGAGATGCCTGAACAAAATCCCAAAAGACGAACAAAAGCTTGGGCTTATAAAGTACAAACATGGGTTAAGAATCAAGCAAAATGGAAAGCAGCAAGAGAATATTGTGCTGATCGTAATTATGAATTCCGAATCATGACTGAAGAGGATCTGGGAATATGAGTTGGAGAGATGAACCCTATATTGATGGAAAGGGTTTTGGATATGATCTACTTAAACAAGTAAAGGGAAAAAATAAAAGTGGAGATTGGTTCTCTGGTCAACTCAGACAATATCTAGGAGAACTTGACCAATCTGATGTTAATCTTGAAGATACTGGTGGCATTGAAGTTGGACGAATGTATTTCTTCATTTATGGTGCAAGTACACAAGATCTTGGTTTCTTTGATAGACAACCTCTTGCATACATTACGGAGGTTAATTATAGTAAGAACTATTTTATCGGAATTAATTTACATTATCTCAACAGACAATATCGTGAAGGAATTGCAAAAGGCCTAATAAATAATGGCAGTACCGTAGGTGTACCTCGTAATACGATTCATCGTTACTTTTTTTCTGGAGTTGGTGGAGGATTTTTAAGAGTTCCAGAAAAAGATTGGCCCTCCGTTGCATTATTGCCCACTGAAAAATTTGTTGATATGAGAGGTCAACCTTTTCCCAATCATAAAGCCTGGAGCAAATCTTAAGTGGCGTATACTAATGTTAAACCATCATTAACCACTAAAAATGGGGTAGCGTATGATTTGCAATACGATCCCAACACCGGTAATGGTCAGATTATTCAACAAAATGCACCTCCAGGGACAAAACCAATTTATGAAAATGGAAAATGGAATGCTTCTGCAACTACATTGGGATTTACCTCTGCTGAACAAACACAAATTCATCAACAATCTATCGCATCAATACAGGCAGCTTATAATACTATAGGTGGAGTAAGTTCTGGAGCAAAACTTGGTCAATGGGCTTCTAAAAATTTTACAACAGGTCAACCAGGTCAGACATCTGTCACCCCTCAACAAGTAGCATCTGGAGATGGAAATACTAGTGGAAATGGACTTGCAAACGCGATAACATTTCTACAAAAACCCGCAGAATACTATAAAAATTTAAGTGTAAATGGAAATAATTTTGGCGTAGGTAACGAAAGAGAAATATTCGGTGGAGAAACAAAATATCCGATAGATTTAATGATACAACAACAAGATGTTTTTGTTATTTCTCAATTTCGTTACATTCCAACAAAAGCAGATGCAATATTTGGAGGAACAGCAGCTGCAGTTTCAACATTATTGAATGGACTTCAACAAGGTTCATCCATAGGTTCTTTAGAATCTGTCCTTGGAACTGTATTCTTGCCAATGCCCAACACTATTTCAGATAGTAATAATGTTGTTTGGGGTGATGATGCAATGGGAAATCTTTCAGCTGCAATTGCTGCACAAACAACAAGTCAGTTAGCTGCAGGTGGCGCAACTGCTTTAGCTGGTGCTGTAGCTGGTACGGTTGTTCCTGGATCTGACGGTCTTCTTGGAAAAGCTTTATTAGCAAAGAATTTATACGATTTGATTACCAAAGGTGCTGGAGGCCAAGAACTAATAGGATTGTTGGGAAGTGAAGGAATATCTAGAATATTAAAGTTTCAAGGTTTGGGAGTAGAGGCAGAATCAATTCTTGCAAGAGGTGCTGGCATTGTTCCAAACTCAAATCTTGAATTATTATTCCAATCTCCAACTTTGAGAAAATTTACTTTTACATATAGATTATCTCCAAGAAGTGCAGA